CTACTGCTACTATATTTGGATTTGCCATAATTTTTTATTCCTATTTGTTAATATTAACCGAAAACGATCGCCATTGCAATAGCTTTTCCTGTTGTTGCTAAACCTACTCCATTTGACTGTACTTCACCTGTTCCTTTGGGAATAAGGTTTATGCTTATATTACTATCTCCCCCAGATGCTGTGAATTTAGGTGCATTACCTGTTGCCGCATTTGCTAAAGTAAGTTCATTTACTGCAGAACCTGTAGCTGTTAAAACAAGTAATTCATTTCCACCAGTATCTAAAATATTTGTACCAATTTTAGGACTAGTTAAAATTTTGTTTGTTAAAGTATCTGCTG